TGTTGTTACTCCAGCCGTACTGGTTGCCGCGAGGATGGATCGTAAACACACACTTGGCTTCAGCGCCAGGTTGTGCGTCAATCTGAAATTGACTGACGCGACCATTAAACGCATACGCAATCGTGTTTGTGCCATCGACTGCTGCAATGACAAAGGTACGATCAATCACGCCTGAGTAAGCATCGCCACGAATTAACAATAGCCCTGCATCGCTTGGATTCCATGCCGAGGTAATCGTCAACGATGTTGGTGCGGATTGCGTTGGGATTTTGTCTGACTGTCTGCTGCCTGCAATACCAAAACTTGCAACAGCGTCATCTTGACCAAATGCAGGAACAGCCTCAACAGTCAACGGTACGCCACTTGCGCCTGTACCGTTTGCAATTGTGCCAACAAGAGTAGCAACTTGCGCTGTCCAAACAGACAGGTTTGCAGTTGAAAACGGTGTCGGTGTTGCGCCTGACTGCATCCACATTGACGCAGAAAAGCCGGGCAATATCTTATTAGGAATAGCCATAATAAACCTCGTTATGCGTTATTAGACCAACCAAACTGGTTGCCTCTTGGGTGAACTGTAAACACGGCTTTTGCTTCTGCGCCGACCTGTGCATCAATTTGAAACTGTGACACTCGACCATTAAAAGCGTAGTAAACAATGTTTGCACCATCAACCGCACTAATCACAAACGTGCGATCAACAACACCAGAGTATGCGTCACCACGCATTAACAACAATGCAGCATCGGATGGATTCCACGGTGCTGTAATTGTTAAAGACGTTGGCGCAGACTGAGTAGGAATTTTGTCCGATTGCCTTGAGCCTGCTACGCCAAAACTTGCTACTGCATCGTCTTGACCAAATGCAGGAACAGCCTCAACATTGATTAGATTGCCAATTACAGCAATTGGTGCAACGCTTGCAACTAATGACAATTGCGTTGTCGTTAATGGTGTAGGCGTAGCTGTTGGCTGACAATATAGTGCGGCTGTGAATCCGGCTAGTATTTTATTTGGGAGTGCCATTTTAAATTCCTTTTAAACAAATTAAGTTTCTGTCTTATGTTGGAACGTCAATTACGCAATCCAAAATCACTTGCTGCAATCCGACTTCGTTATCGTAAGTGTTATATAACCAATCTACGTCTGCTTTAGCAATGTAAAACCCTAATGCACCACCGAATTGACCGCTATAACCATGCAGCGATTGTAGTATCGAATTGCTAATTGATAAAGCATCTTGAAATGCTTGGGTAAAAATAGATATTTGAAAAACTGGTCTATCAATACCTTTGTTGTTTTGATTTTGTCCCGTATAAACAGGCTGATGAATATTTCGCATATTCCAAGTTAGAAATTTAGGCTCTGTAGCCCAATTTCTGTTGAAGTTTGCATAAACAGGAATAGGCGTAACAATGTTTGCCAGTTGATACTGGATAGCGGTGGCATAAACGGATGGGTTCTGTTGACTCATACTGGTGCGCTTGGATCGTTGCGGTAGCAAACAAAACTAATGCTCATGCGGTCATCGCTTTCGTATACGTCAGTAATGCGCCAATCCAAATTGCGCCAAAAAAAAGAATATAAAGATTGATTATCTACAATGCCTTTGATGTTTGGCGTGTAGTTAAAAGTAAAATCTGCCAAATCAGAATACAAACGATACCGTTCAGAAATCCGCAGGCTGTTGTGTACGTCTTTAACTTTTGCCCGTGATGTAATCCACGGTGTAATAGTTGTGGTTTGCTCACCGTACTGGCTAGTGCCGTTCGTGACGTTGTTAATAGTAACGTTTTCGTAACGGGCAATTGCCATTTACATCACCAAAGGTTTGTAGGGGCGTAATAATTGATCTACGCCAAACGGAATGTCACGCAATGCTGCTGCCGTAGTGTTACTGCGATTGTTGTAAATATGCGTCAACAACAAAAGCCCTGCCTGTTTAATAACGGGATATTGACCAATGGCGTTGGCGTTGCTTGTGTAAGTAACGACTATTGGGTTTGTGTTGTAATTGTTAATTGACTCTGGCAAGCTAGTAAGCACAATCTTATTGCCTGATGGGTCATAAAAGTATGTGCTGTTACTCAAAGCAACTAAGGCAGGCGGTGTTGCGCTGTTGTAGTATTCGACAGAAACAATTGTTATTGTGGAAGATACCGCAGGCAAATCTAAACTAATTTCTGTGCCGCCCATGCCGTTAAACGTGCCATAGTAGACCTTGTATGTTGTTGCGAATATAGACATACCAAGGTAGTCCTCGATAGCCATGCGGGTAGCCAGTTCAATGCTTGTTAGATAAGTGTTTTGGCTTGAATCTTCAAACAAGTTTAATTGCTGTTGAATCTCTGCAAGCGTGAGCCACGCAGACGCAATATTGCGGCTAGTCTGTTCAACCTTTTCATAGTTAAACGGATTGCGGCTAGTGCCTAAATACGGATTTCCTGCAAGATTGTCAGGCATTTTTAAATACCAATTAAACGAACGCCTGCGAAAACATCACGAATGGTTGAGCAAACTCGCTTCTCGGCAAACAGATAAATAAAGCCTGGGCTTGTTTGATCGAACCGCTTAATGCTCATTAGTTCGTTGTCTGCAATCGTAAAAAATTGCGACCACTCTGCAAGATAAACAGGATAGCCGCCAACGCCAGACACATCCATGTACGGGTTTGGAATGACTGGATGACCAAAGATGTACAAAACTGCGCCGCCATCTTCGCTGCCCAATTCAATAAAATTGTTTTTGGTTGATGATGTTTTTAATAATCGAAATGTTTGAATCGTGGTCGGGTGCATCATCCAAGCAGTTGTATCTTTGTAAAGATATTGGCTAGGCAATGCGGCTTGCAGATTAACTAGATCATCGTAGCCAAGACCACCGCTGTGCGTGTGATTAACATCTAAAACCGTGTGTAAGCCGTTTGTCATGGCAGAGCCACTAGTACCAAAGGCTGCTGCGCTTGTTGAGCCTGCGTAGCTGTTTAAGCCTCGCACACCACTTGTTGCGCCGTAGTTGACAGTGGTACTGCCTGCTTGGTCGTTGTTAAACATCATCGCAAGCGCTTCTTGCTGTGCAAACTCAAGCATTAAATCGCTGACAATAGATTCTTCAAGGCCGTTAATGTCGCTCATTACAGCGGTGCGAACTGGTACGCCTGCATTAAGTGAACGAACAGGCAGTTGCCAGAATGATGTAGCAATGTTTGGCGAACCTGTGTTGTTGTTTACAGGATAGCCCCAAGGATTATTGGTACTGTTTTGAATCAGTGTGGCGTTACCAGTTTTGACCACAAACGCTTGGTCTGAGCCAATTGTTTGAATAATGCGGGAAACGTCACGCAAGGGATTGTGTTCTCGTTTTGATGCAAAGGCATCATCATAAATAACGCGACCGCCGACATTAGAGCCAGAGCCGATAAGCGCCGAGGCTTCTTTCAGATTGACTGTCGCTTCGCCGTCTAGCAGGGCTTTCTTTACCGACTCAAGAATGAGGCTCATCGTAATTTCCAAAGAGGTTAAACAGTTCGGGAGAGGTGTTTTAATCCTCCCCCAAATCTACTTAGTTTGCAGTGCCTGTTGAGCGATAACGAATGACAGCAAAAGGATCAACAACAGAAGTTGCCAAACGCTTTTCACCGTAAAAGGTAATGGAGCCTGGCAGGGTCTGGTCGTAGCGACGCAGAACCATATTCAGACGATCAACGATGGTAAATCCTTTTTGCCAGTCGCCAAAGTACATTGGATAAAAGCTAGTCGTGCCAGCTGCGCCAGTTGTAGGCTGCGATGGGTTGTCAACGTATTTGTTGACGCAAACATCAAAGCCTAAGAGCGTTCCAACGATGCCATCATTGCGAGCCAAACCGTCAACGTAGATAGGGCGACCTTGATCGTCAACTAAGCCACGAATCTGCTGTAGCAAAACTGGATTGACAACAAAACAAGCAGAGTCTGTCCAGTATTGTTGCGGCAAACTGTAGATGAAGTTAACAACGTCTTTGTACTTGATGTTAGCTGCGCCTACGGTGTTGGCGTTGGTTGTGATTTGGTCGTAAGTTGCGAGGGTATGCAAACCTGACGATGA